ACCCGCGTCGCCCGTAGCATCGCGACGTGGAACGTGGGCCTCTACGTGACACGGAGCCGCATTAATTAAAGTAAAGATGCCCGGTCGCTGTCAGCTTTAATTGGTAGATGGTGCGTCATTTTCCCGGCCCGCGCTGCCTTTCCTTTATAAAGAGGTGACTCGGAGGTGACTTCGATGGGGTCTGCTCGTCTAGGTGAGTTCTCTCCGCTTGCTTACCCTGGAAGCATCGCATATATCCCCCAATCTCCTCCCGCAGTTCAGAACGAGGACCCGTGGATCCGCCTGGTCTTCGTTTTTGTAGCGGTAATTGCTGCAATCGGTTTGCTTTATCTGAGTTACCGCTGGTTCGTCAGGGATGTCATCATACTCCTTCGGGCGAAGAGACAGCGGAGCACGGAAGAGATTGGTTTCGGCAATACTCCAGCTCGGCCCGACGGTGGACAGCCTAGCACCAGACGAGGACCTGATCCCTCGGCTGCTGCACCTCCTTACTGAGGCCAGGCTTCTTGTTCAGGAGCTTGCCGACGGATCCCTAACCGATGTCTCAGGTGAAGAAGAGGACCCGTCGGGGGGACGAAGTGGAGTGGTCAAAGCGCAAGCGGTTGAGGTCGTCCGGGTCGAAAGGATCGGCGACCAAGCTTAGGAAGCTCCCGGTGAGGCCCAGTCTGCAGATTCAGTCGCTGTACTATACGCTCACCACCTATGTAGACTTCAAGACAGGTGGTGAAAGTTATCTGATGGCCTCTTACGCCCGTGGTTCCGACGAAGGTGAGAGGCATACTAACGAGACTATGACGTATAAGGCAGCCCTGAACCTACATCTGTCTGCCTCCTCGGATGCTTGTAAATATTCTAATACAGGCACAGGCTGCATCTGGTTGATTTACGATGCACAGCCCACGGGAAATAAACCGTCTCCGAAGGACATCTTCGGGTACTCGGACAGCCTCAACTCCTGGCCAACAACATGGATGGTTTCTCGGGAGCAGTGCCATCGTTTCGTCGTTAAGAGGCGATGGACGTTCACCCTGGAGACTAACGGGAGGCTCGCATCTGATGTTCCTCCTTCGAACGTCGTCTGGCCTCCGTGCAAGAAGAGCATTAACTTCCACAAGTTCGCCAAGGGTCTGGGTGTGCGTACTGAGTGGAAGAATAAAACAGACGGGGGGATTGGCTCGATCAAAAAAGGTGCCTTGTACTTTGTAATAGCTCCGGGTAACGGAGTAGAGGGACGGATGTTTGGTACGATCCGTATGTACTTCAAGAGTATCGGTAACCAGTAAAGGTTGCTCATATATGTAATAAACCATATTTTATTAATAAAATGGCCATGCTTACAAGAAAAAACACACATACAATACAGGGTGGACAGGACAAAGGCGGGCGGATAAGGGTGGCCGCAAGGGGCAAAACATTAAAAAAAAACACACTCTGTTAAACAATTTCGGCCCCGCCGAAGAACTTCTCCGTTGGTTCCATCATGTAAATGATGGAATTGGCTTCGAAGTACTCCTGTTGTTCCGGGGTCATTGTCTTCAGCCAATCCTCATCGCTGTTAACGAGGATGATTGAGGGGATGCCTCCTTTTATTAACTTCTTCTTACCGTACTTAGGGTTTACGGTGAAGTCCCTCTGGGCCGCTACCAACTGTTTCCAGCAAGGGCAGAATTTAAATGGAATGTCGTCGATTATGTTATATGCCGCTTCTGGATCGTAGACTGTAAAGTCTACATTATTCTGCCAGTAGTTGTGTCGGCCCAGGGACCTTGCCCATGTAGATTTTCCGGTCCTTGTTGGACCGACGATGTAGAGGCTCTTTGGCCTTGTTCCTGCAGATGGATCCTGGAATTTTCCTGCAACCATGTCAGTTCTTGTACAGCCTCTGCTACGCTGTTTATGGTTGGTGTGTTTAGCATATAACAATAAGGGTGTACCTGGAAAAGGTTAGAATCTATCCAGTCTTGGATAGTTTCGTAGCAGTAGAGGTCTGGTACAGATTGGCCGTGGGGATTGCTGTACTCTGGTTGTTGTTCAGGGAAGAGCTTCGAGGCACTATACTCGAAGTTGTATAGTTTAGTGGCCCAGTCATATGGGAAGTTTCTTCTGACTTTACTTAGGTAGTCAGACTTGTTGGTGGAGTTCTCTATGATATCTTTCATGATATCATCTCTGGATCGTTTATTGGAATGCCTAGGACTGGTTCCTGCATTTCTCCCTCTGGGGATAAATGCTCCCTTCTCGCTAAAAGTAATTGGACCCTTAAGGATGTAATCTCGGCATAATGTTGGGTTCTTTGCAGCTTGTATGTGAGGATGATGACCATCAAAATCAAAGAAATGAGGATCATTGGTAGAAATTTGCTTGCGAGTCTGTAGGAGAGCATGGAGATGAGGTGTACCATCCTGGTGTAGTTCGACAGAAGCAACAGCATAGATAGGACTCCAAGTAGAAATGAGGTCCCAGAAGTGTTGAACCATTCCATATGGGCAGGAATTACAGTGGGGAAATGTAAGAAAGCAGTTATTACTGCGGTACCTGAAGGTTGAAGACGAGGCTTTGGGGTTAGCCGAGTTGTTCTCAGCGGAAGTCTGAGACATAGCGTGTCTGATGCTAACACTCTCTGGGACTTAGCCGCGTTTCCGTCGGCTCGAGTTTTATCGATACTCTCTCGATGCGCGATCTTCCCAGCGCTGCGGCGGGGTTTTTATAATGGTTTCCGATCTGACACCTGGGACCAGGGGGGCCCAGGAGCGATGGCGAAGGGCGCGCGCGGCAATAATATT